GTTCTGACTTGTTTGTGTCGGAGCTTCGGCGTCAGAGACCGAAGCTCACTTTTTCTTTTTCTTTGCGTCCGTCATGTGTTCTTGCGTACGTTCATGTACCTGGGAGGTCCAATCAAATACGAGAACGCAAAGTCGTCTGCACCTGCTTCTAAGATTATGCCGGAAGTGGCATCGGTATAGAAGTCGATGCAAGACGCGGGGGCCGATGCGAAATTATTGTACGTGTTGGCTTGCATTGGAATAGATGAAAACCATGGCACAATAAGTTCAACAATCGGGTTCAGATTAATGGGCCACAAGGACCCAAAACGGGAGGTTTGTACAAAACTCGTGGCTACACTCTCTGGGGTATAGTACGCGTTCGTGGACGTCGCCTTGTTCTGAGTGATGGCCTGGGCAAAGGTTCCGTCTTGCGACATAACCTTCATAACCCTTCCACCTCTGTTAAATCTGTAAAATCTGGAAAACATAGCAACATCACTCACGGGCTTGCCGTCTTCAATTGTGTCCTCTTTAGGACCCACCATTGAAGTGTGAGTGCGGAAGCTCAATACTCCATCTTTTACAGCTCTAACAGGTGTGCAACGATGGATAAGATCCCGAAGGTTCTTACATTCATCAATTGCTGCCAAATCCTCTTGGCCATCTTCAAAGGTGTATGGAGTTGTCACGGTATCTGTGTCTCTCATCTGAAATTCTGCTACTGTACTTATTGGTTTAGCGTCACGCCATTGGGGTATGTATTGTTCTCTCGCCAATAGGGTGAAACGTAGATCGGGTGATCCACGTCGCCAAATATTAAAGTACGCTTGACTTGGAGTTCCCTGCTGGAAAGCCAAGCCATTTAGCACCATTACGATGATAGTCGCATTTACGTCGTAAGTCCTCATCCATGGAGTGTTTGCAAGGTATGGAATGCCTAACTTATAGTGATTTTCCTCAGAGTTGAGGTCAATAATATGGTTAGGAACGTTGTCCATGTCCTCTAGTGTTACACTCGATGGGTTTACATCACCTGGGAAGATCCCCACCCTCAGTCGTCCTGACTGAGCAAATGCTGAGATCACCTCGATCTCGTATTCCATGGGGCCTCTCCATAGTTCGAACCTCTCTCCGAGGGCGCCTATGAAGTCAACATCCTTATACGTTAAGTCATCGGATGTTATGGCCTGTGCGTTTCTGGGTGAAACTTTAACTGATGCTAGGACTTTTCCAGGAAAGTCCACGGCATCTGGGAACCAGTTGTGAACTGACTGCAAACACTTTTGTGCGCAGAGGTACTCTATAGACATTTCGTCCTCCTCGGTAAAACCGAGTTGATTTGTGTACCCTGCATTGTGTTCTTGGTCAAATCCACAAATGATCCCGTTATCACGGGCCCTAGCCAAGAGCCAAGTCGCGGTTGGAATTTGCGACAAGGTTTCTGGGGGTGAAATGTTGGTCGGTTTGGCTAAACCGAACCAACTCCCAATTGTAGAGATAGTGCTTGCGATTGGGCCAACAACTGGTAAACCAGCTACGGACCTGCTCACATTCACTACACTCTGTGCAATACTCTTTGCTGTGTTAAACTTCGAATACAGTTTGTCTTCCATACCAATTCCAGCGGATGCTAGATGGTAAGGTACTTGGAGGTCGGGTGCCACCAAACGGGCGAAGACAGAACAACTAATCGAAGTGTTACCTAACAAAGGGTTAATGCAGTGGAGCGTCACCAACGCGATTTCTTGGGGTTTAGCCAGGTCGATCGCTTTATACCAGTGCCGATATGGTATACGTAGGATCTGCTCCTTGTTTGGTGCTACTTGCACCATGGCTCCTTGATAGCCAGTGATGGATTGCAATGAAAGTTTTTGATACTTATTCATGCCAAAGTCTGTTGAACCTACGGGATCTATACCCATATACATGGATCCAACGTCGAATTTGGTGGCATTAGTAAGCAGCTTGACTTCCATATCGCACTTCAAGTATCGGTAATATGAAGTACGTGCCTTGATGAATGGCAGGTTCAGAATGTCACCAGGAAGTGACACCGAGGTTAGCAAATCGCCTGTGTTAGCGTTTGCCAAGAAACTAAAGTCTTTAATCTTCGTAAAGCGTTCTAACGAACTTTGGATATCGTTAGCTGGAGATACCAGCGCTTTACGTCGGGTCAAATTCTCAACAATTTCAGCCTCAGCGTCGTCCTGGGTCATTTCTGTACCACCTTTAATTGATGAAAGTTGTTCTTCGTCGACTGGAAGAACATGATCATCAACGGCCATTCCGCAGCTCTCTGCTGCTTGGGTGATTTCTGCCTGTTGGGCAGCCAAGTATTGTTCAACCGGAGTTGGGGGTTGTCCGGGATATATCTTATATCCGCGGGAAACTAGGTAGTTCCATAGTACATGTAGCGAGACTCGCCACAGCCAGGAAAAAAGGGAGGTTGCGCATCATGTAGGTCATGGCGTGCATCAAGAATGGAGCGTATACTACTTTCCATTCTGCTCCCATTGTCAGTTTCTCTCTCAACTCGTGAAGGGCGAACATCAACTTTTCGTCTCCTGCAAACACCGTTTCCTCAACGATGGCTGCTTGCACTGTCAGAAGTGCCATACCATCTGCAAAGGTATCGACTGTGTCGAAGTAGTGAGCGTCAACTAACTTCTTCTCCACAAAACGATTCCATGCAGCGGTTCCTTTGTATCTACCCAGAAAGAACAAGCCTTTCTGGAGAGATCCCAGCAATTTTGCAACGGGGGAAGGTTCGTCTGTAACGACAACGGGGGAAGGTTCGTCATCGACTGGTGGTTCAAACCACTCGAACGACCTTGTTACCTTCTTATTCGTCACATCATCGCCAGAGATGTTTTCGAAAGCAAACATGCTTGCTAGACTACTGAGTAATCCAGTTTCGCTCTCGGCGGCGATTCCGCATGCTGCCCTGATTTTTGTTGCTTCCTTAGCAACTAAGTACTGGATGTACTTGGTCTTTAACACATCATAAACTCCAGACACTGTCTTGCGTTTGAAAACACGACAATATCCGGTTTCTGATGTGATTGTGAGAACGGTCTGTTCTCCCTCTTGTGAAAACTCATAGCTTCGATTCAGCTTCTTGACGATTCTTTCGAAATCAATCAGTTGAATCTTTTCTATTTTGTTTCCTCGTTTTGATCCCTTAGTTGATAATGCCTCACCAACCTGGCTGGAGATCCGCCTCGTTTCCTTGTTTGTGTTAACAGAATGTTTGTTTGACATAGATGTTCCGTTACGCATCTGAAAACTCACTGGGTAGGTGTCTGGGAATGCCAAACTGACTTGCCCGTGTCCATGAACGCCTGATAGGTACTTAGTTCCCACATCAGACGACTCATGACTTGTGCGATCGTCACTGATGGGTTGGTGAGAAGTTATACCATCAGCCGCATCACAAGTTTTGAATTCGCGCTGGGTGCGCGAGTTACTTAAATCAAAATGGCTATAAGAAGTCATCTTGATACCGGCTTTCCTACAAGCCGCTGCAAACCGTGGTTGCCACTTGTTGAATGTTTCTTCGTCATGAAGCGACAGTTCAAAAAGTGCATTTTCCACCACCACCTTGGTATCCGTCTTCGGGTCCGCTGTTGATCTGTTCCATTGTGCCATTTCAGTAATTGTATCTATGCTTAATGGGGCGCAATAAAGGTTTCCGGGTAATGTTCTAAAGCCTCGTTTCAAAAAGTTAATTTGATCTAACGAACGAAAAGGTATCAGTTCTCCTGATTTCAATTCGTCTGTGTATGTTAAACCAAACTTCGCCAAGCTCCTAGTTATAGTTACTTGATTGAACTCTTCTATTACATTATCTGCTATACATAAAACATTATCGTCACCATAATTTTGCGCTCTCACAAACTGATCGTACTCAACTAACGTCCGTCCGGTGTCTACCCACGCCAATCTCATCACCACACTATTGAAGATAGAGTTGATGATTACTGTTAAAGGATTTCCTGAAGGTTGTGAATGCGTCCACGAATAGACGCATCCGCGTGCGGCATGCACGCCATTACAGATTTCCTCAAACAGTGTGTTCCGAGCCAGTTCATGCTCATCTCCGTACAATTCATTTATCTTATCATTGATTGCACGCAACACATCCAATAGCAGTGATCCATCGAAATTCGAAAAATCACCAGCTATGTACTTTGATCCGACT